TATGCAGCACGACCTAATGAGCGCTCATCTCACGTTGCCCCCCGCGCAGCCTTTGACGTTGTTTCTCACCTGTTCTGGCGGGTACGCCATGCACGGCTTGGGCGTAGTTGGCGTCATTCATCGCATTCAGCGGGAGGGTCGCCCAGTCAACATACATGTCTCTGGAGCTGCCGAGAGCATGGGTAGCATCATAGTCCAAGGCGGTTCTCATCGGTCGATGGACTCCTCTGCGATGATGATGCTGCACGAAGCGCGCTATGAGATAAGCGGCAAGCTACGCGAGCATCAAGACTACTTGAACGCATCCGTTAAAGAATGGGAGTCGCTATGCAACTTCTATGCGGAGCGCACCGGCAGGACCTCTGCGTATTGGCAGGACCGCCTAGAACGTCGTGACCTATGGTTTACCGCCCAGGAATGTTTGGAGGAGGGACTCATTGACGAAATTGTCGAGAGTCCATTCAAGCAAAGTGCGTAAAAAATGTAGTCGCTGTGGACTGGAGGGCCTTCAAAAGAGGCTGTTCCGCCCACAATTGAGGGGCGATGGCTGGTCTGACGTTTGCATCGTGTGTATGCGAAAGGACGGCAGCGTTGATAGCCGTTCAGAGGGGGATTCACTCATTCTTGCCTTGACGCTTATTAGGCGCTTGAGGGCAAGAAACAAACTCTATAATTTGACCGAAGGCGACGCATTGTTTCAGCTAGCCGATAAGCAGGTGCTAAAATGCGCTATTTGTAGAGTCAAGTTTCACACAGAGTCAAAATTGGTATTGGACCATAACCACGCGACGGGGGCAGCGCGAGGGTTTCTTTGCGGCAAGTGCAATCTGCTGCTTGGGTTTGCTGAAGACAAGATAACAATTCTAGATGCGGCAAAAACTTATTTACGTGTTATGGAAGGGTCTGTAGATATGGATAGCGAATCCATAGACTAAAGCAGACTAAGCTGTCTGCCCTAACCAACAGGGGCGTAGGCCATGAGGTAGGTTGAGTCCTTTCTGAAGCGGGTTGAACTCGTTGTAAGGGGGCGGCAAAACAACCTTCCTTTTAGGAGTCACGCCAACAATGGCCTTCGAGAACTTTCCCGCCTCGCTCCAAGACATTTTCCAACAGGGCATGCTTGCGCGTCGATACGAGATGCAGCTTGCCGCGATGAACGCATACCGCAAGACGGCCTTCCGTCTGCCGGTTCCGGTTCGTTCGGGCGAAAGTATCACTTACTCGCGTGCTGGACGCATCAGCCCGGTTCTTTCCGACCTTGCCCCTGCGAGCAACACTGGCCTCGATAACGGCGTGACCGGCATCGGTGGCGTAGGCTCGGGCAATCCGACCTATCCATTCGAACAGTGGACCGTCGGCATTGGCATGTCGCCGTACTTCATGGACCTGAACCTGGTCCAAGAGCAAGAAGTCATCGCTGACCTCTTCAAGCAGAACGTCGACAACATCGGCGAGAACGCCGCACTGTCGCTTGACCTCCGGGTCATGCAGGCTGCGTTCGCGGCCTATATGTCGGGTTCCAGCTTCGCGCTTGCGGCCACCACGGCTTCGACCACGGCGCACGTTGACAACGGCAACGGCCTCAGCACCGCGTTCAATACGGTTACCATCAACGGTAACGTGTTCCCAACGGGTGCTCCTCAGCCTGTCTCTGTCGGCAACCCGCTGAACGTCACTATCATCGCTGCTTCCAACGGTGCTCGCACCAACGCGGTCATCACCGGGTTCACCCCGGACGGCTCGAACGTGTCGAGCGGCACCGCGACGAACACTGGCGTTTCGGGCATCGTAACCTTCTCCGCAGCCCAGACCCTGGCTATCGGGGACGTCATCACGGCGTTCGATGGCGCGAAGGTCTACCGTCCGAACGGTAAGCTCAGCTCCACGGCGCTGGACGCAACCGATACCATCGGCGCGCAACTCGTCATCAACGCAGTTGCTGAACTCCGTGCAAACGGCGTGAAGTCGCCGCTGGCTGACGGTAGCTATCCGTGCTACATCGACCCAATCGTTGACGCCCAGTTCTTCACGGACCCTCAGTATCAGATCATGTCGCAAGGCACGGTCGATAGCGCAGAGTTCCGTGGCGCTCGGCTCAACCGCAACTTCGGCGTGACGTTCGTGCCGACCACGAACAGCCCCGCGTATAGCATCACGAACCACGCAGCGCTCCCGCTGACCGTTCGCCACGCTATCGTCACGGGCGAGAAGTACGTGCAACAGTCCCCGTTCGCGGGTACTGTGGAAGCCATCCGTTCGATGCCGGACATGGGTATCCAGAAGTTCGACATCGTGGACGACATCGTATTCGTCAACCGTATGCCGCTCGACCGCGCAGGACAAATCCTGTCGATGGGCTGGTACTACATCGGCGGCTACGTGGCGCCAACGGATGCGACCATCAACAACATCGTGGTCCCCTCGGCCTCGGCAGCGCGTTACAAGCGCGCAGTCGTACTGCAGGTTGCCTCGGCGCGATAAGGTCGCATAGACCAGGTAAGTAGGGGGCTGGGCTAAACGCCCGGCCCTCTTTCGTTCACCAGGTATCAATCCATCTTCCAGCGAAGGATACTTAGATGACTCAAGCAAAGAACGTCACCCCCGGCTTCCCAGCGCTCAGCCCCTCGTTTACGCCAGCAGCTACCGCTTCGGGCGCACTTGACGTGGCGAGCATCACGGACCCTAACAAGGTGACTCCCAATCGCACGTTCCCTTATGCTATGCCTGACGGCAGCACCAAAACCTTTTACAACGGTATGCCCGCCGTGGTTTCGCCCGGTGTGAAGGCGGCTTTGGTCGCTCTTGGTTGGGTTAGCTAATGGCTGAAGGCGAGAAAGCCAAGCCAGGGCCGAAGCCCAAAGCGAAACCGGAAGTGTCGCCTGTCGACATGGTTGCCGCTCAAGCAGCCCAAAACTTGCTGCATGACACCTTTGGCGAAAAGAAAGGCAAATTGCCGCTCCCGGGCGACGCGCCCATCAAGAACCCAACCGTGTACGTTGCAGCAAACAACTACACTATTTCGACTCACGGCAGCGGCCCCATGCTAGTTCGTCGTGGCGATGAAGTCATGAATCCGCATATCATCCACGCCCTCTTAGAGGCTGGCGCCGACCTCCGCCCAGTACGATAAGCCATGGCTCTAACTCTACAACAAAAAGCATCTATTCGGCGCCACTTAGGCGTCCCAGCAGCCGGGCGCGCAGACTCTAACACCACGTTTGGTTTGCGCGCACTGACTCGTGCTGGAGAGTTAGAGCAGTACATGAACGTGCTGCAGCCTGAGGAGGAGTCCATTCTCCTAGGCAAGCCTTACGCTGCCTTCATTGTCTTTGCGCCTATCACGGTCGGACAGGTTTTCTCGTTCACGGTCGGCGCCACGACTATCAGTTACACGGCAACCGTCGGCGATAGCGCCGCACCGGACCCCCTGGATTCGGTGGCGAGCGGCCTCCTAACCCAGATTCAGGCAAACCTCCCCGGCTACTTATCGCAAAGGGCGCTTTTAACAGCTTCTAACGCTGGCCCGGGGCGTGTCGTGTCCTCTGCTATTCAGTTCTCAGTTCTCCCAGCCTCCGGGGCCACTACGTTCACCCTTACGGGTGTGTCAGGCGTTACGGTCGTAGCAACGGGGGGACAACTACCGTCGCCGCAGTTTATCGTTGACGATGGGAATGGCGTGCCGGCAAACGCAACTGTTGCGTACGGACTGCTCCCAATATGCGATGCACTAGAACAGCAACTTATTAGCTCAAGCCAGAATATGGGCTTCAGCAAGGTCGGCTCTGACAGTTTGGGCGGCGCCACGTTTCGTCCCGATGAACTTCGCATACGAGACAACCTCCTTCAGCGCTATCGTCACGAGATGGGCGTTATGCTAGCGTTCTATGAGCCCAATTCTGCGACAGGCATTCGCGGAGCAGGCATTCAGGTCTAATTCGTGGGCTTAGCAGCAGTTGATAGCGCCCTTCGTCGTGGACTAGGCAAGGTCAAGCCTATTGCTTCAGTTTACAAAGTGTACCGTCTTGGCGGCACGAGCGGCACCCCGAACGCAGCAACCAATATCATCGACCCTCTCAACCTCGTCAACTCCGGGTTCACGGGCAAGTTCACGATGGGCCTTCCAAAGGCCGTCATCGAACAAGAGGAGATTTACAAGATGCTGTATAACGGCATCTGCGATACACGCGCCCTTAAGATGGGCGACGTGCTTCTTGAGACCGGGCCAACGCTTACAGGTTCCCCAGATGGTCGCATGTATGCGCTAGCAGACGTACAGCCTTTGATGCCTGGCGTCTTTGCTCGCTGCGACTTCTTAGCCACCATTTCACGTCCAAGCGGCCATACTACGACAGCTGAACCTACGCTGGGCCTTGGGGTATACCAGGGCCAAAGCAAAGGCGATGAATGGCAGTTGGCGCTTAACACTGGTGTCTACACCTTCCAGGGCGGCGTCACCGCTTCTCAGATTCCATGCGGTATGCAGCCGTACACGCGTCTGGGCGGCCCGCAAGAGTTCAAAGCGCCTGAGGCCACGCGTCGCAGCACTCATTTCGCATACTTCCCGCTGCTACCCGGCGACCGCGTGCAGGCTGGCGATGTCATCAACGCCCCCAACGGGGACAGCTACCAAATTCAGAACATCTCAGAATTCACCGTAGGGTTGCGCGGGCACTTGGCGCTCTGCGAGAAGTCGGCGCTGGTCTAATGGCGTTTATTGACGATGTGCTAGACACCCTAGCGATACAGGTAAACACCATATTGGCGCCGTTTCAGCCGAACCTTCCGCCCACGTACCCTAACACAGCAACGACGGCGGGTCAGATTGTCCCTACGTTGACAACCACTGGCCACCCTATCCAGACCAAGGTGAAGGCGCGTCTTGCTAACAAGTACGCCCAAGTCAGCATCTACTCGGGCAAAGTTGAGCGCGTCATGCCTTATATTGATGACTATGACGCCATAGCAGTGGTAGGACAACCAGGGCAAGCAGTGCGCGAGGTTGGGCGTTCCCAGAAGGACGTCATCGTTGAGGTTTGGGCGTTTGACCGCCCGTCCCGTCGCGCTATCCAAGACCGCATCCGCGCAGGGTTGACCGATGTCTCCCGTCAAACAGAGACAGATACAACGGTCACGACGTTGCGGTTTGCTAACATCGTTGATTTTGACGACGAGCAGTCAGCATCACTTTATGTAGCTCAGATGCACTACTCTGCGGATTTCACCATTCTGCAAGTTCCGCAAGGCGCAGCCACGGATGGTTACCCTGTGGTTGAAGTGGACCTTGGGGTCACTGAGAACGCTCAAGTGCTCGGCATCCTTCTTCAGAACAGAGGCAACTAGTGAAGTTTGAATTTCAAGTGCGCTATGCTTTCGACGGTCATAAGGTGGGCGATGTCGTCGATTGGGACAAAGTGGAAGAACCCTTTAGGAGCCACAACTTCGGCGTGAAAGTCCTCGTCCAAAACAAGGTAGTGAAGCCCATAGCGCCGAAATCAACGAATGGACTGAAAGCGGCGACTGAAACAGCCCCGTCCATTTCTGAAGGAGAAACCTAAAACAGATGGCTCTATCAGCTAACGGTACTGGGGTTGACGACGTTTATATTGGCGTAAACCCGCCGCAAGCAGTTCTCACGAACGCTCAAGCACTTTTTAATCTGGGACTTTCGGGCGGCGCGTCGTGGGGACCCCTCAACACGCCTATCACCAAGAACACGCCGCAAGACCTCCTGGTCGCATTCGGCCCGCCAATCAATTCGGGTCACGACATCGTCCAGGACGGTTCGCTGTTCATCAAGCAGCAGCCTCAAGGCGGCGTGACGGGCGTCCGCGTGACGGACGGTACGGACACCGCCGCTACGGGCAACTTGATGGATGGAGCCGTCACGCCTCAACCGGGCGTAGCTCTCACCGGGTTCTACAGCGGTTCGCTCGGCAACAAGATTTCAGTCACCCTCGCACCTGGCAGCAACAGCGCAACGGGCGCTTTGACGTGGAAAGTCATCGTCACCGTTAATGCGACCACCGAAGTGTTCGACCGCATTGCTGGCAACACTGGCGCGACGGTCTGGGTCAACATCGTCGCGGCCATCAACGCTGGTTCGCAGCTCGTCAAAGCGGCTCTCCCGGCTACCCCCAGCACGACCTTGCCGACGGCGGGCGCGACCCAGACCATCACTCTTGCCGGCGGCGCGGACGGCGCTGCTGCACTCACCACGTCAATCCTACTTGGTGTTGACGGAGGCAGCGGTTCGCGCACTGGTATCTATGCGCTTCGCGGAACTGGCTTCGACGGTGTCATGCTTGCCGGCTGTACGGATGCGGCTTCTTGGAGCACTCTCCTCGCGTTCGCCAAGAGCGAAATGGCGGATGCTTACGGCGGTATGCTTGCGTCCCTGTCCCCTTCGGCAGCCATTGCGGCTAAAGCAGCAGCAGGCGTGGCAGACCCGGCCTTCATCCTCTGCTTCGGCACCATCACCTACCTCGACACGTATCTCGGCACCAACGTTACGCTTCCGCAAACGTCTACCATTGCTGGCGTCACGATGGCCCAAGACCCAGAGCAGTCGCCCGGTAACAACGTGGCCTACGGTATCCTCGGAACGGGCCAGACCATGGGCGCCAATCCGCAACCTCTGTCGGCCTCCGACATGGCATCTCTGGAAGCCAACGGTATCATCTTCCTTGCGTACCCAATCCCAGGCGCGAAGGCCATCGGCGTTCGTCACGGCAAGAATACGTCGAGCAATCCGGCCACGAACGAAATTTGCTACAGCCGCAAACTCAACTTCGAGTTGCGGGCACTCTCTGGTCCTACCCTCGGCCAGTTCGTGAACCGTCTGCAATCCACGCGTGACCCGGACCCTCTGCGCGAGGGAGTCACTGCTGCGCTTCGGTCGCGCTACGGCCCCCAAAAGCGTGCGTTCGTTATTGATGACTACCAAGTTGTCTGCGACCTCACGAACAACCCAGTCGCGAATATCAAATCCGGCATCTGCCGCGCTGATATCGTGCTCGTCTTCATGTCGGTCGTGAACCGTCTTCAAGTCAACATTACGGCGGGTCAAACGGTCAGCATCGTTTCATCCGCAACGCCAGCCGGACAATAAGGAGCAACTAGACAGTGGCCAAGTTTAACATCGGGCGTGACCTCACGATTAGCGTGAGTGTGAACAACAACGTCATCCAACAGTTCGGCTTGCATATCGACACGCACTTCCAACCTCAGTGGACTGAGGCCAAGGTGCGTCCAACGAACAACGGCGGCGTGTTTGTAGCGCGCGCCATCTTCGGTGGATACGAGGTTACCCTCCAGTTTGCCCGCGTCAACGGCGTAGGCGACGACCTCAGCCAGTGGCTGGAGGATAACTTCAAGGCGGGCGGTCAGGACCCGGATATCACGTTGCTTGAAACCATCGTGAATACGGACGGCACGCGCAATCAGTATAACTACATCAATGGGACTATCGTCCCAACTGACGGCGGTTCGTTCAAGGGCGTTGACGAAGTCAATCAGACGTTCAAGTTCTTCTTCCCTGAGCGCGAATCGGTCGGCATCGGGTCCACGTTGACTCTCGGCGGGCAGGTCATACACTAAGCAGGACCGAGACAACAAAACAGCGAAACAGAGAGGAGCGGCAACGCTCCTCTTTCACTTTGAAAGGCATAAATGGCAAAAGCCACAGTCACCGCATCGCAGACTACGGTCACCGATGTGCCTTCCGACTCCCCAACTTTTGAGTTCAAACTTCCAGACGGCGACATCATCGTATGCGGCCGTCCCCGGGGCGTCCTCAAACTCAAGATTCGCGAAATACTCGACGCAGCGCAACTGAAGGACCCGGAGATGGTCCAGATTGCGACCGCCTTCCTCTCCATTCAGCGCGTCGGCGGCAAACCGATTCTGCTCCACAGTTTCAACACGTTCGCCGCACTTATGGACCGATTCGGCAGCGACGAGTTGCTTGACGAGTTTATGAGCGACTACCAGCGCCTAACCAATCCTGGCCTCGCGTCAGTCATTGAGAAAGTGCTGAAAGAAGCTACGGACGAGCACCTCTCGCCAGAGCAAATCCAAGACCGAATCACCGAGAAGGTGTTCGAGCTTGAGATTGAGAAGCGAGCCAAACTCCGGGACTGACTCAGGACCCCAGCTTCAGAGCCATGGCCGCTGTGGCGTACCCCACGTGGGCTGAGGTCCAACTAATGAGTCCAATGGAAGTGGACGCCTTCAATATCATCAAGGGTGAAGCGAACGGCGACAAGTTTCTATGGGACCATCCGTGGGTAGACCCGGAAACAGGCGTGCAAGTTACAGGGGTTTGGCAGTCCATGCTCGAAAAGAAGAAGTAGTATGGAATTTGCGGGTTTTGGCGAGTTGCTAGAGCACATGGCTATCGTGGTCGAAAGTTGCGATGCAGTGCTGGAGCAGGGCCTCCGTGCGGTTACGAAGTCATTGCTTAAGGACACCCGCGAGAAGTTTGGTGAATACCAATCGGGGGCTGGCCCCTACCCAGACTGGATGCCGCTGGCAGAAGTCACCAAGAACGACCGCGTGCGGCTAGGTTTTCCCGAAGATGAGCCGTTGTTAAGGACGGGCGACCTCCGTGACTCGTACTACGCTGAAGTGGACGGTCTGGAGGGGGGTGTCGGCTCTGATGAAGAGAAAGCACTAGCTCACGAGGTCGGCAACCCGCTCAAGAACCTTCCTGCTCGCTCCACGTTAGGTATTGCCTTTGCGGAGAACGAACAGAAGCTGTTCGAGTTGACGGGCGTAAGTATGGAAGCGCTCATCGTAGCTGGAAATGTGACCCGCTCATACTCGTCTATGATTAGTCAGAGGGATTAAACTTGTACGCATCATGGAGGGTGGCTGTCCTACTATCGGCCCGCAATATGACGGGTCCTGCCTTCGCACAGTTCATGTCTTCCGCAAAGACGGCTGAGAACGCCTCCATGCGGTTGAAGAACATCATGAGCGGAATGGGTACGGTCGCTGCTATTGGGCTAGCGGGCGCAGGCATTGCATTGACCTCGTTTGTCGCGCACGGTATGAGCGAAGCGGGCAAGCTTCAGTTAGCCATGACGAACCTGCAAGTGGCAACGGGCGCCAACGCCGCTGAGTTAAAGAACCTCCAAAGCATTGCCATGGATGTGTCTGCTCACACCTCCCAGAGCCTCACCACCATAGTCCAAGAAGCGGCGATGATGGCTAACAAGGGCCTGACGAAAGAGCAAGTCACCAAGTTGCTACCTCAATTTGGCGCGTTCGCAGACGTTCAGATGCGTTCGCACGGAACAGACCCAGTGCACGCCGTTGAGTTAGCCGTACAAGCGTCGCATTTGCTAAAGGCATACAGCACCAAAGATACAAGCGTCATGCTTGAGTGGCTCAACAAACTGAGCTACACGGGGGCTGACCTCGGCAAGACTGTCACTCAACTCAAATACTTCGGCCCAATCGCCTCGACAATCGGCATCAAACTGCCCGCAATTATGCAGTCACTAGCTGCTATGGGCCAGACGGGCTTCTTGAGCGGTCGTGGCGGCACCGGCATGCAGAACACTATCCTGGGAGCTATCGGCGCTGCGGCCATGACTACCTCGCGCCAAGGCAAACAGCAAGCAGCAGACCGGGGCTTGGGGCTTACTGACCAGCACGGACGCTTCATCTTCCAGCGCTCCGGCAAGATGTTGTGGCCCGAGATGTTGGCGCAGCTACAGAAGGTCGCCTCGCACACAGACCCAATCAAATACACTAACATGCTGATTGCAGCCTTTGGTCGGCCGGGCGGTTCGTTCGTTGCGGCCATGACGTCGAAGGCCGCGGCAGAGCAGATGGTGCGTACAAGCAGCAAAACCTCCCACCTCTCCAGCATTGCCACGATGCAAAAACAATTCCTTAGCACGTATGACAACACAGTCAATTTGCTGAAGACCAACTTGCAAACGCTGGTAGCTGTCGGCTTTACGCCTCTAATCTTGGCGGTACAGCCCGCCATTAGGCATTTTGCCGATTTGGTAGCGCTGTTTGCGAAGTGGGCGTTAAACAATCCAACTGCCGTCATGCGCATTACTGTTGGACTCATTGCCACGGCAGGCACTGCGTTCGCTGGTGCCATGACGATTGGCTCTATCAAGTTGTGGCAGATGACGGCGGCTGTCATTGCGCTTGGCAAAGCAGCGGACATCGCCAAGAAGGAAGAAGCAGCAGCAGCCATCACCCAAGTTGTAGCGGGCGGCGCGGGCGGCGGCGGTCGCATCGGCAAAATCATCTCAACGCTTCTCGGTCTGGATTTGCTGAAGAGCCTCTTTTCAGGTATCAAAGGGCTGCCCTCGTGGCTTCTAGGCTCTGGATTCAAAGGCGCCCACGGCGGGCAGGTCGTAAACCAAAGGGGTGTCTTAGGGACAGCGGGGCGGGTCGGAAACACACTCCGGGAAGCCTTAGCTCCCATGGGCGAAGCCTTGGGGCCGTTGTTCCGTGGTATTCTGATGTCACCCCTAAACATTTTCAAGACCCTAATGAAAAGCGGCATCGGCGGGGCGCTTGGTGACGTTGTAGCAGTCGTGCTGCGACTTGGCACCAAATTCATTCCGATTGTAGGCTGGGTAATGCTGGCGATTGACGCTTTGAACCTCTTCAAGGCTCATGCTACCGACATTGGCTGGATTCTCGGCACCATCGTCCGCTGGATGCGTACCAAACTCTGGCCTGGTGTTGTCAGCGCGGTGACGTCCGGTATGCTGTCCGTGGGTCAAGCTATAATGAACGGCATCAAGGCTATCATGGACTTTGTAGGCGGACTGTTTACCGGCAAAACCGAGGGCAACATCCTGCAATGGTTCAAGGATGTTCAGGGCGGCTTCAGCAACTTCGGTGCTGCGTTCAACCAAGCTAATGGCGGGGCGATTCGCAAGCCGCTAGCCAATGGCGGGTATGAAGTTGTTATGCCATCGCCGGGAGTCCGCCCAGGTGTGCGGGGCGCAACACAACCCCACGTCATCAAGATTGAGAACGTCTTTCACATCACGTCCAACGACACTAAGGCCGTAGGCCGTCACGTCACCAAGATGTTTAACGATAGCGCTGGTCGTGCGGCGCGGGCTATGGGCGGCAACAACGCCTCTCCTCTCTTGTTTGACTCCGTGCTGCAAGGGGCGCACTAATGGTTAACAGCTTCCCGTTCGTCATCGGCAACGTTGTACTCACCAAGTTTGAGGTCCCTGAGAAGTTCGACATCGGCCACGAATTAATGACGGCAGAGCACAAGCTCATCACTGAAATTGGTAAGCCAGTCGTTAAGGTACACACCCAGGGCGCATTCCCGTTGCCGACTGTATGGCAGGGTCTGCTAGTCAACAACGGGGCGCTTCGTCGCGCAGCGACCTTGGACGCACTTTGCACGGCTCAGCAACCTGTAGATTGGGTGTATGGGCCGCTCAAGTACCGCGTCATCATCAAGCGTTTCAAAGCGACGCCGCACCACCAATACGAGGTTGAGTATGAGATTGAAGTCATTGTTCTTGAGAGTCTTAATGGCGCTGTATACTCTGCGGATGCTGTTGTACCCTTTGATATAGGGACCCAGCAATTCTACGGGGCAGCCCAGGCCTCTTACCAGGCAATGCTAGCGGCAGACCCGTCCCTCTCCCAGGCTCTGAGCGCGTCCGTGACTAATGTAGACTCGCTCCTCACGCAGTTCTTCCCGCTCAGCGCGCAGCCTATTGCTAACATTCTCCTCATACTCACTGGGCTTGACGGTGCCATATTCCAGATTAGCTCATACGTTAAACCACTACTGGCGACAGCTATCTTAGAGGCTGATTTGGCGAAGTTGAACGCTTCATTGGCCGCGCTTAACAATTACACGCTACTTCGTGCCAACCTAGCGCAACTCGCCGGGAGCGGACCCTACATGCAGTCCGTGAGGAGCTTTATTGGCAATCTGTTCGACCTTGCTTCAAGATACTACCCGAATATGGACCCCACGGACGTTGCGCCAAACATCGCCTCCGCAAATGGGCTGTTGGACTTCTTCGTTTTAACGCCTACTGATATCCAACTCCCTCCGGTTTTTAGTTAGTGTCTAAATCGGGCGCATTCTTCCCTCGGCTGGCGGCCTACGTGGGAGGCTTATTTGTAGAGACATGGGAGATAACGCTAGAGCAGACTGCGTACGGCAACGCTGATACTGCTTCAATCTACACGTATTGCAACGGCTCCCCAGACTATGGAGCCATGTCTCAAAAGGGCAAGTACATCCCTGTAGTTATCAAGGCGGGCGAAGTCGGCAAGACGCTTCTGCCAAACCAGGTGCTGTATTCATATCTGGATGAAATCAACACCAACTACAAGTCTGACGTCATTGAGATGTCGACACGCGGCGTGTTGGCGCTTCTTATCGACAAGAAGCTCACAGAGAAGTCAGACCAAAACGTGGACGTTGGCGTGGTCATCAAGAAAATTATCACGGGTGTAGGGCTCAAGGCCAACGTTGGCACGGCTGGCATCAAGGTCGGCAAGATTCTCAAGGAGGATTTTGCGTCCATGAGCGGCACGATTCGCGCGATGGACTATATCAACGCTTTGGCGAATGGCGTCGGCTGGAAGTCGCGTGTCCAGGGGCAAACGGTCATAGTGGGGCCGCCAATTTTAGGCTCAGCCCTTCCAGTCTTGACGAAGTCTATGAACGACGGCGACATGCTGGAGGGGAGTGTCAAGCATTCTGCCCTGCACGCCCACAACATCCACGTCAAGGTTGTGTCGTACATTCCCCATAGCAAAAGCAAGCATTCGACGTCGCACCCGGCCTTCAATACGCAGTATGCGTACCTGTTGAACGGCGAGACACTAGACGTACCCACGCTAAAATCGCCCGCCAAGGCAAAAGGCAGCAATGGCACAAAGGGCGGCAACGTTGGTGGGACATTCTCAGGCGCCAAGCCCGCCGACACCGACACTGAAGAGTATGTGTTTGCTATACCAGGGTTGACTAAAGAAGCGTGCCTTAAGAAGGCGCAATTAATTCAAGAGGAGCTGAGTCGTCACGAGTTCATCTTGGACGTTACGTTTAGCCCAACAGCCCAAGACATTGAGTTTCTAGCCTCGAATGGGCCTGAGTTTCTGTTTAAGCTAACGGGGTGCTCGCAGAAGAGCCACAACCAAACCTATCATCCACGGCGAGTTTCCTGGCACTGGTCTATTGAGGAGGGCTTGAAGATTCAGATTTTGGCCGTCAACCATTTGTTACCGCAAAGCACCGGGGGGTTGTCTAACAGCGATTAATGTCTATGAATGATACGTGGGCGGCCATTCGCGCTCACTCAAACTCTGCCCCCAAGTCGTTGTCTTGCACGTTCGGCGAGCTGACCGCCTACGACCCCGCGACACACACCGCCAAGTTTCAGTTGCCTATGTTCCCCGACAATTCCGGCACTCCAATTGAAACGGGGTGGGTACAGCTGGCTACGCTCCAGAACGGGCCCGGGTACGGCGCTCAGTTTGTGCCACCACAAGGCGGGCAAGCTATCATTTTCTTCATGGACCACGGCAACATACTGCCGGTTGGCGCTTTGTTCCTCTTCAACGATATAGAGCACCCGCCATTCACGGACGGTAAGACCAACGGGTACATCGACCAGCACGGCTCAGGACACACTACCACGGACGACGGCAAGACGCCCGGCGACGGAGCTGGCGCTGCGCGCACAATCGGCAAGAAGTTCACGTCCATCGGCACGAGTGGCGGTCACGCGACAACCCAAGACGATATTGCCGGGCAGGTGAAGGTAGCGACGGCTGGCGGGCATTACGACCTGTACGATGATACGGGGCGTGTTATCAGCCGTGTAACAGCAGGCGGGCTACAGACCATTCACGACGATGCTAAAGCTGAAATCGCCCATCTGGCGGCGAACGTCGGCCTTGGCGACCGTGTAGCTAATTTGGACGCAACCCACGCAGCCTTGAATAAGTCGCACCTCCAGACCTATGAAACGAACCTACAAGCAGGCAAGTTACAGGACTACATCAAGTTTGCTAATCTGCTGAACGCTGCCGGCACCATTACTGGTCCGCAATTAGTCACCATCCTTGCCGCCTTAGTGGCGGGTTGGACTAACGGCAACACGTTACCCTCAGGCTCCTCTATCGTGAAGGTGAAGTAAGGCCATTTAGCGAAAGGAAAGAAGGTAGCATGGCCGACCTATCAGTACCCTGGGACGGGGACATCTCCCTTGACGAAACAGGCGACTTCCTCACGGTCGGCGGGTCCGATGAGCTGACTCAGCGCGTCATTCGGCGGGCTCTGACTAATGCCTACGTTGCCCCGGGTACTGCTGAGAACCCCACGCCCCCCGACTACATCTTTGACTCCAGCTACGGCGGCAATGTGCGCACCTACGTTGATTCGCTCGACAACTCTGAGGTAGTTGAGGCCATCAAGACTCGTCTGCTCGACCAAATCGGGCACGAAGCTCAGCCGTCAACGGTGACTCCGCCCAACGTGGACGTCCAGTTGTCTGGCAACACGATTTACATCAACGCCTCCATCGCCCTGTCAAACGGCGACGTGGTTCTGATTCCGCAGCTTGAGGTCAACAACTAATGTCGCTAACGGTTAACACGTTCAAGTCCTACGTCGATACCATGACGGCACAATTAGCGAGTAGCACGGCAAAAGTAACTAACTTGCGTTCTGGGTCAATCGCCCTCGCCCTACTCCAGTCTGTAGCTGCTAACACTCTCATTCTTCAGCAGCTCATCGCCCACGTCTTCAACACCAACCGCCTTGCCACCTCGCAAGGCAATGATGTTGACACGTTTGTCATGGATTGGGGGCTAACCCGCCTCCCAGCTGTAGCATCTGGCGGGCTGCTGACTCTCACCCGCCAACTAACCTCTGCAGAGCTAACGGTGCCGATTGGTGGTATAGCGCAGACCCCTATTTCTCAGGTGCAGTTTCAACTCGTAGCGGACGCCACTGGCCTATCAAGCTGGGACCCTATTCGCCAGTTGTACTACTTCGCCCCGGGTAACAACACCATTCAGGTGCGCGTTGCAGCTGTAATCCCAGGCACGGCGGGCAACGTAGCTGCGGGCACGGTTACGCAGCCTGTAAGCGGGTTCCAAGGCGTCAACACGATTACCAATGCAACCAACTTTGTTAGCGGATACGACCAGGAAACGGATGCCGCCCTGAAGACACGGTTCCAAAGTTTTATCTCGTCGCTAGCTACGTCAGACTTTGCGGCGGTGTCGGCGGCCATACAAGGCGTGCAGCCAAACCTGACCTTCAAAATCATCGAGTATTTCCATTTTACCGGGACGGCCTTTCCAGCCGGGTTCACGGTCGTCGTTGACGATGGCACCGGGAACGCAGGGACGACCTTCTTGAACGCTGTTTACAGCGCCATAGATGGCACTAGGGCACTCGGTGCGCAGTTTGAGGTGCAGAGACCAACCAATGTCAACGTCAACGTGTCTGCGACAATTTCTGTCGCGTCTGGCACCTCCTTATCCGCAACCCAGGCAGCTGTATCATCTGCCCTGCGCGCTTACATCAACACGCTTGGCGTCGGCGTGACTTGCCGCTACGTCAATATTGGGAACGTCATTCAGAA